GTGATGCGAGCACCCGAATTCCTCTGACATACTATCCCGTTCAAACGACCACCATGCTGGACATATCGGAACCCCCCCATACCTCTCCAACACGCAGGGGGGAGGGGGGTATATATTTTCAGCGGAGCAAGTCGGGGCAGATAGTCAAAATCAATCGGAAAATGATTTCCAATAGTCGTGAGCTATCGGAAGAGCAATGTAGGGAGATGGAGATGACGGCAGCGCAGAGCGAGGTGTTCTTGGCTATTGACGAGTTTTGGAAGAGGTATGGGTATGCTCCCTCGTTGGCTGATGTGGCTTTCATGAGGGGCAAGGTTGGGGTAGGAAACACGAAGAGGTTGGTAGACGGCTTGGTGGCCTTGGGGGTGTTGAAGTATCTTGCGAACAAGAAGCGGAGTGTGCGTCCTGTGTACTTAAACTTTAGGACGCTGAAATGAAAGTAGACAGAATTACTGAGCTGCTGGCAGTTCTGCCACCCGGCGACCAAGAAAAGCTCTTGAAGCAGTTGGATGAATACAAGCAGGCGATTGAGCGGGAGAAGTGTCAGGACTCGTTTTTGACGTTTGTGAGGAAGATGTGGCCGGGGTTTATTCATGGTCGGCACCATGCGGTATTGGCTAAGAAGTTCGAGGACGTGGCCAGCGGGAAAATAAAGCGGCTGGCTATTTCTTTGCCTCCTCGCCACACCAAGTCTGAGTTCGGGTCTTATATGTTCCCGGCGTGGTTTCTAGGTAAATACCCTGAGAAGAAGATCATGCAGGCTTCGAACACGGGTGAACTGGCTGTGGGGTTCGGACGTAAGGTCAGGAACTTGGTGATGAGTGAGCAGTATGCCGAGGTGTTTCCTGATGTCCGGCTTCGTCAAGACTCCAAAGCGGCCGGCCGATGGGCTACCAACAAGAGTGGAGAGTACTTCGCTATCGGTGTGGGCGGTACGATGACCGGCCGGGGTGCGGATATTGCCATCATTGACGATCCGCACACTGAAGGCGAGGCTACTATGGCCGCTTTCAACCCTGAGATTTACGACAAAGCCTACGAGTGGTACACCTCTGGCCCTCGTCAGCGTCTCCAACCTAACGGGGCGATCATCATCATTGCCACCCGCTGGTCTGAGCGTGATTTGATCGGCCGGGTTATCAAGGACGCACAGGACAGAGGCAAGGTTGACGAGTGGGACGTGGTCGAACTGCCAGCAATCCTGCCTTCGGGTAGCTCTTTGTGGCCGGAATTCTGGTCGATCGAGGAATTGAACGCGCTGAAGTCCGAACTTCCGGCGTCAAAGTGGAACGCGCAGTACCAGCAGACCCCAACTGGCGAAGAAGGTGCCATCATTAAGCGCGAATGGTGGAAGCGGTGGACAAAAGAGACCCCTCCACGGTGCGAATTCATCATCCAAGCGTGGGATACGGCCTATACCAAGGGGCAACGCAACGACTTTTCCGCTTGTACGACGTGGGGCGTGTTCCATTTGGACGAAAACCCGAACGACGCCAACATTATTCTGCTCGACCGGTACATGGAACGGCTGGAATTCCCTGATTTGAAGGTCAAGGCCAAGGAGCACTACGAGTTCTGGGAGCCTGATGACTGCATCATTGAAGCCAAGGCGTCTGGCCTGCCGTTGATCTTTGAGCTTCGGCAGATGGGCATACTGGTTTCCGACTTCACCCCTGTTCGTGGCACCCGGCAGCAGTCAAACGACAAGATTGCCCGTATGAACTCGGTCTCGGACATCTTCAAGTCCGGAAAAGTTTGGGCACCAGAGACCCGATGGGCGCAAGAGTTGATTGATAATACGGCTGCGTTCCCAAATGCTGCCCACGACGACGATGTCGATACGGTCATCATGGCTCTCATGCGATTCAGGTCCGGTGGCTTCTTGCGCTTGAACACCGACTATGAGGATAATGACTATAGTTTCAACTCGCGTCGTAAGGGCGCGTACACAGTCTAAGGACACACCATGGCAATCGAAAAAGGCTTGTACGCCGCTCCTCAAGGTCTCTCCGATTTGGACACAACCGGCATTGAGATTGAGATCGACAACCCAGACCGAGTGGAAGTTGACCTCGGCGACATTGAGATTGAACTGACTCCCGGCAAGCCCACCAAAGAAGACTTCGATGCCAACTTGGCCGAGTTCATGGATGAAGGCGACCTCGAGGGTCTGGGCTCCGAATTGGTTTCCGACTTCGAGCGTGACGTCGAAGACCGCAAAGAGTGGATCAAGACCTACGTCGAGGGCTTGAAACTCCTCGGCCTGAAGTACGAAGAGCGCACCGAGCCATGGGAAGGCGCATGTGGTGTCTTCCACCCAATGCTGACCGAGGCCGTGGTGAAGTTCCAGTCCGAAGCCATCATGGAGACCTTCCCGGCAAATGGCCCGGTCAAGACCCAGATCATTGGCAAAGAAACTCCAGCGAAGATTGAAGCCTCGACCCGCGTGCGCGAGGACATGAACTACGAGCTGACTGAGGTCATGCAAGAGTACCGGCCAGAGCAAGAGAAGCTGCTGTGGTCCCTACCAATCACCGGCTCTGCGTTCAAGAAGGTCTACTACGACCCAAGCCTTGGCCGTCAGGTGGCCATGTTCATCTCGGCCGAAGACATGGTTGTGCCCTACGGCGCATCCAGTCTTGAGAGTGCAGAGCGTGTCACCCACGTCATGCGCAAAACCCCCAACGAGATTGCCAAGCTGCAAGCGGCTGGCTTCTACAGCGACGTGAGTTTGGGTGAGCCAAGCAATGAGCTTGACGACATCGAGAAGCAGAAGGCCGAAGACCAAGGCATGTCAGCCTTGCAAGACGAGCGCTACCGCATCCTTGAGATGCACGTCCACTTGGACCTCCCCGGCTTCGAAGACAAGGACAAGAAGGGTGAGGCGACCGGCATTGCTCTGCCCTACGTGGTCACGGTCGACAAAGCCACTGGCACCATCCTGTCTGTCCGTCGCAACTGGTACGAAGACGACATTCTCAAACTCAAGCGCCAGCACTTCGTCCACTACCAATACGTTCCCGGCTTTGGCTTCTACGGCTACGGCCTGATCCACCTGATCGGCGGTTACACCAAGAGCGCCACCATGCTGATCCGTCAGCTGGTCGATGCCGGAACACTGAGCAACTTGCCCGGTGGCCTGAAGACCCGTGGTCTGCGTATCAAAGGTGACGACACTCCGATCGCTCCCGGCGAGTTCCGCGACGTGGACGTGCCAAGTGGTTCTATCCGCGACAACATCTTGCCGCTGCCTTACAAAGAGCCAAGCCAAGTTCTGTACTCGCTGTTCAACCAGATCGTGCAAGAAGGCCGCTCGTTTGTTTCGGCCGGCGACCTCAACGTCAGCGACATGTCGGCCAATGCTCCTGTGGGCACCACGCTGGCTTTGCTCGAGCGCACACTGAAGGTGATGTCGGCTGTTCAGGCCCGCCTGCACTACTCGATGCGTCAGGAGTTCAAGCTCCTGAAGGTCATCATTGCCGACTACACCCCAGAGGAATACGACTACGAGCCAATCGAAGGCTCACGCCGCGCCAAGAAGTCGGACTACGACATGGTCGAGGTCTTGCCTGTGAGCGATCCAAACGCAGCCACCATGGCTCAGAAGATCGTCCAGTACCAAGCCGTAATCCAGTTGGCTCAAGGTGCGCCTCAGCTCTACAACCTACCCCTGCTGCACCGTCAGATGATCGAGGTCTTGGGCATCAAAAATGCCAACAAGCTCGTGCCAGTCGAGGACGACCAAAAGCCGGCCGACCCTGTGCAGGAGAACATGAACTTGATCAACGGCAAGCCGGTCAAGGCGTTCATTGAGCAGGACCACGAGGCGCACATCGCAGTTCACATGGCCGCGATGCAAGACCCCAAGATGGCCAAGCTCATCGGACAGAACCCCATGGCCCAACAGATTCAAGCCGCAGCAATGGCCCACATCAACGAGCACATGGCCTTCGAGTACCGCAAGCAGATCGAGCTCCAGCTTGGCGTCAGCCTGCCGACCGAGGAGGAGAACGAGAACATGGAGCCAGAAATTGCCGCCAAGGTGGCCCAGATGGCGGCCGTCGCAGCTCAGCGTTTGCTCCAGCAAAACCAAGCGCAGGCATCTCAAGAGCAGGCTCAGCAGATGGCGCAGGACCCTGTTGTCCAGATGCAACAGCGAGAGATGGCCCTCAAGGAAGCCGAGGCAAAAGCCCGCATCGAACAAGGCGATCGCAAGTTGGCCATCGAAGAAAAGCGCTTTGCTGCAGACATTGCAAACAAGGTCGATGAGATGGAATACAAGCAGGACAAGACCGGCGGAGAACTGCTGTTGGCCAAGCAAAAGCAAGTTGCCGGCGAAGAGTTGGGCGAGCGCAAGCTGGAGGTCGATGCCTTCCGCGCAGGCGTCATGAGCCGCTCTGCCGACGCATCAATTCTGCAAGCAGATCGAGAGCAGTCAATGAGGCTGATGCAGCAGATCAACGCTAAAAACGCCACCAACAAAACCGGAGAGTCCGGAACGCCTGAAGGAGCTCAATGAGAGATTACCAAACCCTCGCACACGTAGTGCGAGAGCTGCAAGAACTACGCGCTGCGCAAGAGGATCACATCACCTCTGGCCGCGCTGCTGATCATGCCGATTACCGGCATGTGTGTGGGGTCATCCGGGGTCTGACACTCGCAGAAAACATCGTAAATGACCTTGTGCAAAAGATGGAGAAATCTGATGAATGACATTAACCCGGCTCTTGCCGTGGACCTGTCCAAAATCTTGGACGTGCCTGCGGAAAAGAAAGCCACGCAAATCCCCAACCCGGCGACGTTCCATTTACTCTGCATGGTCCCCCAAGCGGAGGAAGAGTACGAGAGCGGCTTGGCAAAGGCTGGCAACACCATGCACTATGAAGAGGTGCTCACGCCGGTGCTGTTTGTAGCAAAGATGGGTCCGGACGCTTTTGGGGATGAGAAGCGCTTTCCGAACGGTCCGAGCTGCAAGGTGGGAGATTTTGTGATCGTTCGTCCGAACTCAGGCACCCGCTTGAAGATTCACGGTACCGAATGGCGCATCATCAACGACGATTCCGTCGAGGCTGTTGTGGAAGACCCACGCGGCATTCAACGTGCTGGAAACTAAGGAATAAATCATGGCAAAAGTACAAGGTCAAGAATTTACCTTCCCTGACGAAGTGGATGAGAAGTCCAAATCCAATGCGGCCGAAGCTGAGGTGACGTTTGAGATTGAAGACGACACCCCTGTCGAAGACCGCAACCGCAAGCCATCCGAACCACCAGACGAGGTGACGGACGATGAGCTTGCCAGCTACGACGAGAAGGTTCAGAAGCGCATCAAGAAGTTCACCCGTGGCTATCACGATGAGCGTCGCGCCAAAGAGTCGGCTCTGCGTGAACGTGAAGCTGCTGAGGCAATTGCCCGCCAGCTCTACGAAGAAAACCGAGCCCTGCAGCATAAGCTGGCATCGGGCAGCGAAGAATATATTGTGCAGGCCAAGAAGGTCGCCGAGACCGAAATGGAGACCGCAGAACGTAAGTACCGCGAGGCTTATGAATCTGCCGACTCCGATGCTTTGATTGCGGCTCAGAAGGAAATTTCAAAAGCGACGTTGCGACTTGATCGCGCTGCGCAAATGAAACCTTTACAAGTCCAAGAAAAAGAGGTACAAATACCAGTACAACGTGTTGATACTCGTGCCGAAGAATGGAAAGCACAGAATCAGTGGTTTGGTAAGAACCGATCAATGTCTGCATTCGCCCTTGGGTTGCACGCAGAACTGGTTGAGGAGCGAGGGGTCAGCCCAAACTCCGACAAGTACTACCAAGAAATTGATCGTACAATGCGCAAGAAATTCCCCGAAGCCTTCCAAGACTCCGGGAGCGATGAAGATGAATCGACTTCTGAAACCGATTCAGAACCGGCATATGAGGACCCTCCTCAGCGCCGTGCAACTAAACCCAGCTCGGTAGTGGCTCCTGCCACCCGTAGCACCCCGCCTAACCGTATTCGGTTGAAGCAGTCGGAAGTCGCAATCGCAAAACGATTGGGAATCCCGCTTGAACTGTATGCGAAGAAGGTTGCCGAACTGAAGAATGGAGCTTAATCATGGAAGAAACTCAAAATCGTAAACCCCGCGCTCTCGAAACTCGTGAGCGGGCACAACGACCTGCGGCTTGGCGTCCTCCGGAAACCTTGCCAAAACCGGACGACCGTCCGGGTTGGGTTCACCGATATGTGCGCTTGAGCACTATGGGTACCAATGATCCCGGCAACATCTCTTCAAAGTTGCGCGAAGGATATGAGCCCTGCAAAGCAGAGGATTATCCTGAGCTGATGATGCACGCAACCACTGAAGGTCGCTTTAAAGGCGGCATTGAAGTTGGTGGCCTGTTGCTCTGTCGTATCCCTGAAGAGTTCTTGGTGCAACGCGCAGAATACTACGCGAACCAAAACAAGGCTCAGATGGAATCCGTGGACAACAGTTTCCTTAGTGAAAATGACCGTCGTATGCCGAAGTTCTCTGAACGAAGCACGAAGGTCAGTTTCGGTTCTGGTTCATAAATTTTAGGAGTCTCA